CTTGATCTGACCCATATGTTTCAGGTGTATCATCTAGATCTTTAAAGCTGATTGTATCACCTGCGCCAAAGATAGAAAATAGTTGTACAAAATTTTCATTTACTTTGCGGAAAGATTCGCGAATACTATCGCCGGTGCCGTCATTGCCTTGTACACCAATATCAACGTTTTGTCTTGACATATTATTCCCCTACGTGGTCAAAGTGATCATCTGCTACTGAAAAACTGCTACCACATCCACAACTTGTTTCTGCATTTGGATTTTTAATAGAAAAATTCGCACCCATCAGATCTTCTTTATAATCTATTTCAGCACCATTTAGATATTGCATACTCATGCTGTCTACTAGCAAGGATACTCCGCCTTTATCAATGTTGAAATCATCTTCATTCTGTATTTCGTCAAATGTAAACCCATAGCTCATACCACTACAGCCGCCTCCCTGTACAAAAACACGCAATTTTAAGTTGGGATTGTTCTCTTCGGCTACTAAGTCTTTGATTTTTTCCACGCAAGAATTTGATAATGTTAACATGTTTTTTCCTTTATAGAATATTTATCGTATATTTTTATAACCTTAATGTAAATAGTGTATGTACTTGAGTAAAGAATACCAAACAATAACCTATACTAGAACCAGCAAGTTAGGGCACAAGCATGAGTACGCCCGCACTCGAACCGTTTTAGTGTTTAGGTGTGACAATTGTAGCGAATTGTTCACTAGACTCAAAGAAGATATGAGTCCGGCAAGATTAAGCAATAATTATTTTCATTGTTGCGAGCACTGCGATGTTAAACGATTCGCACAAAAGAAAGGCGTAGAGCGTAGGACTATATGGGACAAGCCAGCAAGCAGCCTTGATGATATTAGCAAGATATAAATAAATCACAAAGGAGAAACATAAAATGTTCAACGCAATTAAAGAGTTTATTTTTGGAAAACCAGCCCCGGTGGCTGATGTAGTTGCGCCCGGTGGCGCACCTTATAAAGTTGAATCACCTGCATCTGTTGTACCGAGCGAGGATAGGACTGTAGTTGCTAAGGAGACTCCAAGTCATATACAAAATGAACAACGTCATGACACCGCTGTTGTGGTAGCAGAACATGTGGTTATCTCGGTCAGCACAGAAGCTTCAATTACAGCACCTGTTAAGCAGCCACGTAAACCACGTACTCCTAAAGCAGTCGTAAAAAAAGCAGCCCCTGTTAAGAAGGCTGCAGGCATCAAAGCTGCCCCTAAAGCAACTAGGTCAAAAAAAGTTTAATAGCTCTAAAGCAGTTTGAGTTCTACTGCTCGGTTGTACACTTGCTCACTGCTCAAGTTCTTGCCCTTGCTTTCACACATGATGTCAAAGTGTTCCCAGAAGCTGAGAGCCCAGTCAGTCACGGGCTGATTCCAGTACCAATCACTGTGTGCCCGCATCTTTTGTTTCTTGTATCCTGATTCAAGCAGTTGAGCATGGTCCGGCATGATATGCGTGGCATGATCAACTAACACATCTTCTCTACTCACACTGTAATGACACACTGGACGCACACCGCGCCATGAATCAATCAAGCGCGAAACTCTATCGTCGGTGGGCTGAATGTACTCTCCAGTACGTATCCAGTGATGGTGTATGTCAAGCACAAGGGCGCAGTCGTTGACAAGTTCAAGGCTGGCGTCGACTCCCCAGGACATTTCGTCGTTTTCGATGGTAATACAGTTTCTTGCTTCGGGGCTAAGTCTTTTGAGGGCAGCGCGAATACCGGCGGGACCGCGTTTACCCGAGATGTGTACGTTGATTTTAAAGTCCTGAAAGGTTTTTCCGTAACCCATCCAACGTGCCATGTCAGCATGATATTCAAATTCCTCTATGCTTCTATTTACTATTTCTTCAGCTTCGCTGGCAAGCACACAAAACTGTCCGGGATGGAAACTGAGTCGCACATCCAATCGTCTAGCAGCTTCACCAATGGGAGCAAAGATCTGTTCACAGTGATCCTGTACTTCTTGACGTTGCCACCAATCAATCCAATTTTTCTCAGTGTAGCCACTTAGCATTTCCGAACCAATACGCATCATTCTGCGTTCAGGTGGAAGAGTAGCAACTTTTTCAATCATCAGGACAGCGGCGCTGGTGTTGTGATTCATCAAGTCATATTGACGCTGTTCAGCTTCCAGTGGATGCTCACGGAGCCATCGCATGGTGGTACTACGACCATTCATCACTCTGTTGGCGGCATTGACCTTCATGCCTCGAACTTCGGAGGCATCATCTAACCATTTGCAGGCATAACCAATTCGTTTCATAATTCACAATCAATAAAAATGTACACAGTATATTATAACACCATGTCTGTGGCATGTCAATTTGTTTGATTAAGCTTCGTAGATGGCACTGTTGGCACCATGTTCGGCGCACTCAACTCGAACACAATAGCAACGATTGTTAGTCTTTTCACGTATCAGTGCGTCGGCAAAGTTAAACGCATGTTCGGCAAACTTCTCTGCACCTACCCCATCAAAGATGCGTATCTCAGCTAGATCCAGTGCCTCCAGTTCTTGGAACTTGGCCAAGTGTGGATCATTTCGATCCAATGCCAACTTGTGGTCAAAGTGATCTTCCAGCCATGCTTTGAGCGGTTTGAGTCCTCCAAAGTCCACTGCCCAGTTCTTGTTGTCTAATGCGTCACAACCAAATGTGAATGTGAACGCTAGACTGTAACCATGTAGCAAGTGACAGTGACTGTGGTCTGCGTTGGGTTGACGGAACACCGCACTCAATCCAATGTTGTGTCCGTAGTGTTTTGTAGAATAAAATTTTGCCATTGTTATCTCCTTTAGATTAGCAATGACATGCAGAGTTTATATTGCGGGATGAACGTCTAAGTCCGCATATACTACTTATCTCAAGCAACCTTGAGCAAAATAGTTTCTTCGTTGAGACGACCATTCATCATGGTGTCTGTGGCATTGATTTCATCCAAGAACTTTCGAAGCGCAATCTTGCCAGCTGTCTTAAACTCTTTGAGTTTTTCTTCTGGCTTTCGCAGTGTCTTACAAATGCTCTTGATTTGATCAAAGCCAGTGATTGTGGTTCCTTTAACACCAAGAGTATTAAATTCTGAGGCAACATACTTGCCCAATTTACGACTCTTGGTATTGTAGACCCACAGCTCGCCTGCGCCGATAATGTCCACAGGGTTAACACTAACCAACTTTAAGGGTTCGTTAGTTTTCATGTACTTGAGTTTGGCAACGACCTTGCTGGTATCTGTTGGCTTTTTGGCACGAGGCTTTTTGTTCACCTTGGCTTCTTGCATCAGCATAGTACAGGCAGTTTGTACCTCAGTCAAAAACTGAATAAAGTTTTTAATCTGTTTGCGGCTGCGATGCTTGTAGCCTTCTTTCAATTGTTCGTCGGCATTGCCGCTGGCAAGTTCTTCAAGCTCTGCCAAGTCACGGGCATAAAAGTCTTTAATGATACGGGCATGTGCTGCCTTGGCCTGCTGGCTCTTCAGCAAGTTAAGAACCTTAAATGCTTTTGGATCAAATGCGTCAGGATCAGTTTGGAAACTTTCGTAAGCGTTTTCAATTTCTTCAGTCATTTTATATGCAGCATCCCGCACCCGTTCCTGAATCGAAGGAACATACACATTAGTCTTGACTGCTTGAGCTGACACAGCATCTTCGTCGATATCGTTCTTGCCTTCGTCAATGACTTTGGCAATTTCTTTACCCAACCAAGTGGCAGTATCGCGGCCATTGTTGAAGTCTTGTCGTGTGCTTTGCATGCCACGAAGTAGGCAAGAGGCAATTGAACCCACTGTCAATGAGCAACGATTGTCTTTGGTTTTCTTAAAACTAGCAATGGTCTTTTTGTCGTAGCCGTTTTTACCCATCCAGTCAATAACTTTGCCCTTGAGTTCTTTACTGCTAGACTCCATACGGTAGTAGGCCATAGAGCTGTGAAAATAACGAAGAAATTGATTTTCGTCCCACGCCTCACAACCAACCCAACTGGGACTGTAATCGCGTTTGGCTTTTTCGCGAATTGCGATAGATGCTTTTTTAAGGTTAGTTGCCATACTTGCTCCAATGTGTTAAACAATATGTATATTATACAGTCAATTTATCTAGAAGTCAAGGTTTTTTTA